GTTTTCTTTCTTTTTCCTCCTTTCTTTCTACGTGTTTTCTTTTTCTTTTTTCTTGATTTTTTACCACCTTTCTTTTTTGCTCTTTCAGCAGCAGCATCAGCTTCTTTTCTAGACCATTCACCGTTTGGAGTTTTTGGGAAAAAAGAAATTTTAGTATATTTATTATACCAATATAATTTTTTTTGTGTTTTAGACTTGACTTGAGTCCATCCGTTAGCTTTAGCATATTCTTGTTCTAGTATCATCTTTCTTCTTTTTCTATCTTCTTCGCTTTCACTGCTTTCATCTTCACTTGTCATTTGATCTCTATATGCTTGTTCATCTTCTTCATCTTGTCGTTGTTGCCATCTTTTATTCTGTTCGTCGTATGCGTCATAAACATCCATTTCTTTACTTTTTACTTTTTTACGTAAATCATCGTCCAATTCTTTTTTCATTTTTTTTTCTTTTTTCCAAGCATCGAATTTTTCTCTTCGTCTATCATATTTATCCATTCTATCGTGATAAGCTGTAGTTCCAGGTTTTGTTCTAGCAATTGAATAAGCACTTGAATTTCCAAAAGCATCAAATAAATCATCATCATCGGTACTAGCATCAGAACCATAATCTAATACTGAACTTCTGTCACTGCTCGAATAACCTTGAGAGTCGCTTCCTGATTCTTCAGAACTAGATTTTGCTTTAGGTTTTACATCTAATTTTTTTGACTTAGCAACTTTTTTGTCTTTTATTAAATAAAAATCTTCAAATATACCATCTCCTAATTCAACTAAGTATTCAAATAATTCCTGAACACCTTCATTATCTTTTCCAGCATAACTTTGGTATAATTCATTCCAATCATTTCTAGATATATAAAGTGTTTTATCATCTCCTTCTTTGACAAATAACTTTTTCCACCATTTTGGTTCTCCATTTTTTCCTTCACCTTTTATCCATTCATCGGGAAATTTTCCTTTCATTTTATTATAATCTAAATTTTTTAATAATGGATTACCTTTTCTTAACGCAGGAAAAGCTTTTGGATTTTTTTTATGGTCACTATCAATCATTGGAAAAGTTAAACTCAAAGGATTTTCAATTGCTTCCTCATCTGAATCTATGCTTTGAATAGCACTGCTACTATCACTATCGCTCACACTATTAAGAGATAGTCTTGACATAGCAGCAGCAGGAATAAAACCACTACCATCTTCAGATACCTTTCCTTTAGCTGGTGCTTTTTTTTGTGTTTTATTCTTTCTTGGAGCTTTTTTCATTTGTATTGATTTTTCTCCTTTTTTTCTTTTTAATCTTAAAGTTACAGTAGGGCGAAATTGAACTTCACTTTTTTGTTGTAATTTTTGCCAATATACCGAATTGGGTATTATAATAGATGTTTGTGGTTTAAAACAAAATCTTTTTTCTTTTCCTTTTTTAGTTTCTTCCATTATTACATCTTCAGAAAATACATCTTCAATAGTATTAACCCAATCTTCTGGTGTATTTCGTGAAAGAAATTTTGATTTGTCAAAATGCATATCCTCAAATTTTTCAGCTACTTTTTCTAATAATTTCATATTGCCACTACCTTCTTTTGGTGTCGTATCTTTTCCTGGTTCCATTACTAAATATATTCTATCTGATTGAGAAGTTATTTCTTTAATTATTTCATTAGATTTTGGTTTCCATAAAACGCTTGTCATTTTATTATATAATATATAGTTAGACTAAATATTATATTAACGCGCCATCATTAATCCAATTCTACCAGCTTTGATAACTATAACATTATATCGTTCTTCAAATATTCTTAAATCATAGTTATATGTATTTAATGAACCAGTTGACTTACGGAAACCAATGGGGTTAGAACTAGTATCACAAATAAAATCAACAATCGCACCCTCAGGATTAAAAGGTGGTTCAATGGTATTAAATTCAATATCAATAGAACCAAATTTATTTACATTCATAGCACCAGATGGTTGATAATGTTTTCGTTCGCTATTTAAACAAAAATTATAACAATATAACCCATCTTTAGCACCACCAACAGAACGCATATATTTTTCAATATAATTATAAACACCAGCATCAAGTAGATTTTCTCTATAAACCCCGCCCATAATTAAAGCAAAATCTGATAAAATATGTTTTTGATTGTAAGCATAATCACCGATAGAACCAGTAATATGGAAATTATTAGGATTTGGAATTTCATTACCTTGTAACAGTGGTAGTTCATCTGATATTTGTTGCGGAACTACATTATTATAAGCCCAATTGGAATAATTAGACCATTCATTTCTAAACTTAGCATCACTTCTTCTATATCTAAACATAAAACCAGAAATTAAATCGCGACTTTCTAAATTTAAAACCTTAGAACCGGCTTGTCCTAGGAAATCAAAGGTATGAACTTGTTTAATCAAAATATTATGTGGTTGTTGAGCCATCATTCTTCTTTCGTCTTGTCCTAAGAAAATATATGTAGAAATAAGATGAACGTCGCTATTCCAATCATTACGTGTTTGATTATAAAATTCTGGAGAAGCAGCAACGTCTTGTGGAGCTTGTAAAAATCTCCATAATTGATTATTTATTTCATTGGGGTTTGGTTGTATTCTATAACTAATACAAGTATCATTTCGAATATCATTAACATTATTGATAGTATACAATTCATAAGTAGGTCTAAAAGTTAAACGAATAGAAATTTCAGCATATTGTAGAGCAACGAGAGGTAAAGATAATTTACTAGATTGACAGAAAAAACTATCTAATGGAACATATAATTTTCTAGAACGAACAGATGGTTCCACACCTGTTTCATCCATATACATAGCATTTGGATAAACATTAACATTGCCATTAGAATTACCTGGGTCGTAAATTTCTGGAACATTTCCAGTCATTCGGTTGAATAAGTCTTTTTTAGCAGCAGATAAATCTCTTTCTTTCAAACAAGAAATATATTCACCAGAGTATCTTGCTAAAGTGACACCGCCACTATATATTTCTACCTCGCTAATCATATTAGTACCAATTTCTTCAATCCACCGGAATTCATAAGGAACTAAATTTCTACCTATTTCAGCCGTTCCATCATAAACCAATGGACTATAAATATCAGGTAGCGTAACAACAACATATGTATCGTGTAGCATTTCAGCATATCTTGGAATTTTAAAATCTAAAACTGTAGGCGTAGTAAAATTTAAAACACGGTTTCCTTCAAAATCAATACGAAATCTTTGAAGACCAAAATTGGTGTGTTTTGCATATACAGCTTTAAAAAAAGTTTTTTTTGGATTACCATTTAATATAATATTTTCATTTCCTTCAGCAGTTAAATTCATTAATCCACCAGTCATAATATAGAATATAAATATTATTTATTTATATTTTAATATATATATTATGAGTTTTAAAGATTTTTTCAAAAATATATTATCAAAAAGAAATTTGTCATTTATAGGATGGACTTTATTTATAATAGCATTGATAGGAGTATGTAGTTATATAGCAAGAACAAAATTGAATGCTGCGGGGGGAGCACTACGTGATATGGAAAATAGTTTAAAAAAACAACCAATACAGGTTCAATCGGCGGTGACAACAAGAGAGATTAATAATTACCCTTTAGTAGATTTTTATGTAGCAGGTAGTTATAATAGTTGTTGCAGTACAAATACAAAAGACAATGAAGTAAGTTTAGAACCACTAAAAATGGTTTTAAAGAGAGGGATAAGAGCGGTTGATTTTGAAATTTACATGTTGCCAGATAGGTCTGTTGTAATAGCCAGCGGACATAACCCATTAATCGTATCAAATCCAGTAGAATGCAATGATGTAACAATAACACAAAAAGGTAGTTATAATCACGTTAATATAGGTCGGGCATTTGATATGATAAACTCATATGGATTTTCTGTAGCACCCAATAGTGCAGACCCAATATTTATAAATTTAAGAATAAAAACCAAGGAGCCTCAAGTATATAATGTGTTAAAGAAAGAAATAAAAAGAGCGTTCAGTAGTAGATTATTGCCAACAGAATATGCCAAAGAAGGTAAATTAATAAAACCACAAAGAAAAAAATTAGAAAAATTATTATTAAAAGACATGAGAGGAAAAGTAATAATAATGGTTGAAGATTATTGTCAAAATTATAAAGATAATGGAGATTTTCACCAATTAGTTAATATGGCAATTCTTGGAAATTTACGTAAATTTACAAATGATACTATTAAATTCAGGGTTAGTCCAGAGAAATTATCAAAAGATAATAAAGAAATGTTTGCGATATGTGTTCCAGATGATAAACATCCAACTACACAACTAGAATCAAAAGCGTGTAGAATGTATGGTTGTCAATATGTAATGATGAACTATGGATTGCCTACCGATAGTTTGAACGACCATATGAAATTTTTCAGGGAAAAAGGAACACAACTTGTATTAAAACCACCTGAATTAAGAAGTAAGAGAGTAACAGGAAAGAAACCGCGTGTAATGAATAAAGCAGGTGAAGGACTTAACAAAACAAAGAAACGCGTTGATCCAACAACAGGAAAAGCTTATACATTTTAATTTTTATATATATTTATTATATATATATATGAATTCTAACGATGATAAATTAACGTTTGAAGAAAAAGAATTATCAATACTAAGAAATGCGGTAGATGAAATAACATCAAAACAGGGGAAAAAAACAATGAATTCGTCGGAAGTAATAGATATAATAGAAATAGTAGAAGATTTTTTAAGAAGCACGAAAAGAATATGTTATGGTGGAACTGCTATTAATAATTTATTACCCAATAACGACCAATTTTATAATAAAGAAATAGAATTACCTGATTATGATTTTTATTCTCCAGAACCCTTACAGGACGCAAAAAATTTAGCAGATATATATTATAACAAAGGATATACAGAAGTTGAAGCTAAGTCGGGAATGCACGCAGGAACATTTAAAGTATTTGTAAATTATATTCCGGTAGCAGATATTACATATTTACCAAAGGATTTATATGATAGAATAATGAAAGATTCATCTCAAGTAAATGGAATATATTATTGTGCTATAAATTATTTGCGAATGTCAATGTATCTTGAATTATCTCGTCCTGATGGAGATGTTAGTAGATGGGAAAAAGTATTAAAAAGATTGTCGCTTTTTAATAAACATTATCCACTAAGAGGTAAAAATTGTAGTATTGAAGATATACAGCGATTATTTGAATATGGAATTAAAAAAACAATAATGAGAGGAGGTAATGTTTCGGAAGAAGATATTTTTATTGATAATATAGAGGAAAAAATATTTCTAACAGTAAAAAATTCTTTAATAAATCAAAATTGTGTATTTTTCGGCGCGTATGCTAATAGATTATACTTAAAAAATATTAAAAGCATTGGTAAAAAATCTATACCAAGAATACCCGATTTTGATGTTCTTTCAGAAGATCCAGAAGCAACAGCTCGTATATTAAAAGAACAATTATCTTCTATTGGTGTAAAAGATATAAAATTAGTAACTCATGATGGTATAGGTGAAATTATAGCAGAACATATAGAAGTTAGAATTGGTCCAGAAAGTATTGTTTTTATTTACAAACCTTTGGCTTGTCATAGTTATAATGAAATATTAATTAAAGATAAAAAAATTAGAATTGCTACATTAGATACTATGCTTAGTTTCTATCTAGCATTTTTGTATGGTGGAAGAAAATATTATAATGTTGAACGTATTACTTGTATGAGTGAATTTTTATACAGAGTTCAAGAAAAAAATAGACTTAGACAAAAAGGATTATTAAAAAGGTTTAGCATAGATTGTTATGGAAAACAACATACAAAAGAAGATATTAAAGCAGAAAAAACTAATAATTTCAAAAAATTAAAAAATAAAAGAGGAACAAAAGAATGGGATTGGTATTTTTTAAGATATGTTCCACACGAAGAATATGAAGCACAATTTGAGAAAAAATCTAAAAAGAAAACCAACAAAAAAACTAAAAAGAAAAAAACTAAAAAGAAAAAAACTAAAAAGAAAAAAACTAAAAAGAAAAAGAAAACTAGAAAGAAAAAAACTAAAAAGAAAAAGAAAAAAACAAGAAGAAGAAAATCTAATATATTTGGAATTAAATTAGGTGGTGGAAAACAAGGAACCGGTAAGTTTAGTTCATTAGCACAAAAAGCTATGAAAAATAGGGTAAAGGTGTAAAAACACCAGATGTATTAAACAAGCGAAACAAAAACAAACACTCGACCAAATGTTAAAGAGCTTAAATTTAAACAAACCTAATCTTACTATTAGAATACCAGGAAATAACAATAACCAGTAATTAATTATTATAACATTTAAAAATAATATATGTTATAATAATTATATCTATATGAATAATATTCAAAGATTTGGAACAATATATGGCGGATTTTATTATCCAAAAGATTTACCACAATTAGATGAAAATAGTATAATTTATTGTGTAGGTGCTGGTGAAGATATTACACATGATGTTATTTTATCACATAAAACAAATGCTCCTGTTTACATTTTTGATCCTACTCCACGAGCAATCTCTCATGTTAAATATGTTAAATCTGTTTTAGATGGTAAAAAAGAAGCAAAAGAAAATACAAATTTTGGAGGCGGCGATAGTAATTATTGGAATATGATTTTATCACACAAAGTAAAAGGAAATAATTTAATATTATGTGAATATGGATTAAATACCATAGATGGAAGTGTTCCATTTTATTTTCCGTTTAACAAAGATTATGTTTCTTGTTCTGTAGTTCCTATTGGACGCGATAGCAACGAATACATAAATGTTCCTGTAAAAACACTTAATACTATTATGAAAGAATTAAATCATAATCATATTGACTTACTTAAAATAGATATTGAGAATATAGAATGTGATGTATTGGAAAAAATGTTAAATGATAAAATTTATCCAACATATCTTTCAGTAGATTTTGATTTATGGAAACATAATAGAGAAAAATGCGAAGAAACTATAAAGAAACTATTTAATAATGGTTATAAATTAATAAAAAACGAAGGACAAGATTGTTCTTTTTTTAGACCTAAGTAATATAATTATTATAGTTAAATGTAATAATTATAATGAATCGCATTTACTAACTCCTTGAAAGAATGTTATATAACTAAATCTTGAACCATATTCTTTCCTTTTTTTCAACAAATAAGATAATGAACCTACTATTAAAACACCGGATATACCATAGTTAAGATATTGTTGATAATTACTTGATTGTTTTTTTAATATTTCATAATCATTTAATGATTTATCTTCATCTTGTGTTCTTTTTTGTTTTTTATTTATATTATTTATATGCCAATCTAGATTTTTAACATAATTACCAATTACATAACTAATACATAATAAACCAAAAGCAATCATAGTAAAATATAAATTCATTTTTGTAAATAAAATAAACCCAACGTAAAGAAGAATTGCTTTTTTAAACTGTTCGTATGGATGTATTGGTGCTTGGTCTTGACTTTCTGAAATATCAAGTGTAAAATATATTAAAGCAAATAATATGAGGTGCTTCGTAGTCATATTTTGAAATGCTTTTTGTGTTCCGCATCCCAATGTTTTTGATGTAAAACCACCAGAAATTGATAATAGTAATAAGAATAATGCTTTTATAAAAATTTGTGTATTATTATTGTTGTTAAAATTCCAAAAATTTACCTTAAGTTTATCATTATTATTTGAATTCATTTGTTGTTCATGTCTTTGAAGTTGTCGTTCTATTTCTAATCTATCCATATAAATATTATACACATTTTATTAATAGAAAATCTGTTATACATTCTTTTAAAAATGAATGTATTATCTTATAGACAGTAATATCTTTTATATATGGATTTAAATGTTTATTAATTAATAAAAAATATTTTATCAATATTACAGTTGTTGTAAATATAAATTCCTTTGACCGTAATATAACATAATCTTTGGTATTCCAATTTTCAACATAGCTACATAAAAATCCTTGTTGATTTTTTAACATAAAATTATGAGCGTCTAAAGCACCTTCTAATAATCTACCATAAGCATTATGTTCTTTTTTTACAACAAGATACTGATTCCAAATCGTATTATTTAAATATAACGTGTATTTTTTACCATCCGGTTCTCCAATATCTCTAAAAACATACGGTGTTCCACCATCTAAATAGTTTATATTATCAAATTCTCTATAACAGTTTCCTGTAGTAATAAAAGGCAAATGAGAAGATTTAATTAAAGCGTGTTCTAAATCTTTTTTATTGTTAAATTTACTTTGTATAATTCTTTCACCAGCATCAGTATGATATGTAATATATAATCTACCGTCTTTAAATGTATCAAACGTTTCATCATCCAAATCATTTATGTAGTCTTTAATAATATCATCTATAACAGAAAAATTGAAATCGTTTCTAAATGAATTTCTTAATTTAGAAAAGCATTTAGGGAGCGTATCTAATTTATCCATCAAATATAAAAAAGAAATTAAAGCACCAACGCTGGCACCAGATAATTTATTAACTTTTAAATAGTGCTTTTTTTCAAGTTGTTTTACTAATATCAATGCCCCTCCAGAATATATGCCATTAAAAGCACCGCCTTCCAATACAACATTATAAATCAAAGGCTCTTTATTTTTAGGATAATTCTCAGCTAAATTATTAATTAATTCCATTGAAATATTACTATAGAATTGATTTTTTTAATATACGCGTATTATATATGACAAAAGATACTACGATAAATCTTATAAATAAAATTAAAAAATATAAAAATCATATCAATGAAATACCTGAGAAAGACCAAGAGACATTTAAAAATTTATATAAAACCTTAATAAATGTTTTAAAAAAAACAAATTCTATGTCAGGTGGAGTAAAAGAGCATCAACATGTATGGGGTTCAGATGGTAAATGTATAATTTGCAAGCGACCATTGAGATCAAGAAGGTCAAGATCAAGGCGCCGTCCACTTCAAAAAACTGGACCAAAAAGTACAAAAAAGGCATTAAGAACAAAATTAAAAATATATGGGGATAGAACTAGAGCATCGGATAGACTCGTGCAAGCAGCTCAACAATTAGCAGTAGACCTAAACCCAACCGTTCCGGGTGATCGTGAAGATTTATATCAACTTGCTGTAAATATATTTCAAAGAGCAGCTAATGAATTAATACAAAGCTCTAATTTTCAAAATAAAGATAGGGAATTATGGTTTTATAACTTATATTTATATGTTATTATACCTTTTTCTTGTTTATTATGTACTAGTGTTCAAGGTTACCTTTGGTATAATTTTATAAGTACCTTTATTTGGATAATAGAAGAAAATACTGCTGCTGTTGAGTATCAATCTGGAGTTGAAGGGCGTAGAACAGAAGACTTAAACCAAGAAAGAATATCGCATGCTTTCCGAACAGAAGTAGAAAAATTTAGACAGGCTAATATAGCAGAACAACAACAACAAAGACTAACGTGGCTACAAACAATTAGAACCTATTTACCAGAATATTTACCAGGAACAACACAGGAACAAATGGCAACAATAGAAGAAGCAACAGTAGCACCACCGCCAGCACCAGAAACTGCTTCAACATCATCTTTCACACAATGGGGACATGATGTCGCGCATTCAATGAAAAATTGGTTTATAAATAAAAAGTATGATATTCAAAATAATTTCGTGATTCAATTAATGGCGCAATTTGGACTTTTAGCTAGGGAAACAGGTAATTTTGTTTATATGTTCCCATTAGTTACATCGATATATGTAATAAAAAAACATATTGATTGGGCTAGGAGGGTTATGAAAGAGCATCCTACATATATTGAAACAGGCGATCCACCAAGAAAAGGACCACCAAAAGATCCACGAGATCCTAGAGGAGATGGTTCAGGGAGTTCTCCAGGAATAACCGCAGGAATAACCGCAGGTGGTAAACGCCGCAAGAGCAGAAAACGCCGCAAACGCACACGTAAAAGAAGTAGAAACTTAATACATAAACTATTTAGATTAGCAGGAGGAAAAAGAAGAAAACGCAAAAGAAAAACAAAAAGAAAACGATAAATTAATGATTCGGGAGAGAAAAACATCGAAATAATTAAATAATAATAAAGATAAGTTATTATTATTAAGGTATAATGGCTACAGTTGTCGGAATAGTAGTAGTAGGATTTATGTTATTATGTGTTGGAGTAATTGCCTGTGCACTTTTATACGCAAAAATAACAGAAAGCCACCTAAGAAGAGTATCTCCTTGGTGATAATTAATAATTCATATCACTCATATAACTAATAGCTTTATTTAAACCAAAATAAGCACCTCCAAACATTACAGTAGTAGCAATATAACCAGTTAAAGTATAATTACCATCAGCAGAAAACAAAGTAGGAATTTGTTTTAAAAGCATTTTCTTAACAAATGGCATTTGGAACAAGAAAAATAAAACCATAACCATAACAGGTCCTTGCAATTCATCGTATAACATATCCATTCTATCTCTTTTATTTTCATTTTGTCTATTTTGTTGCATCATAGAATGTAAAGTATCTTCATCTCCAATATAATCATCCATTTCATGTTCTGGAACATAATTAGGTCTAATTTGATCTTGTTGGTTAAATTGTTCGGTTGTTTGAGGAATATCTCTATTTTGTAAATTTGTTTGTTGTTGTTGTGGAAGCATTTGCGGTTGCTGCATCATTGGTTGTTGAACCATTTGATTTTGAGGAGATTGACTTGGTGGTTGAGGTGTATATACTTGTTGTTGAATTGATTGTTGTTCTTTCACATTCAAAACAACATTATTTTGAGAATGTTGATTTGGTAATTCAGAAATATTAGTAGTACCTGACATTTATATATCATTATAAAGATACGTAAAATAGTAAATTTACGCAAAAGGAACAATTTTCATTTTATCATTGCATTTTGTAATAGTAGGTTCATAACTATAACATTTATCGTTGTATTTAAAAACTTGACCTTTTATTTTATCTATAGAAGGACCTACGAATTTCATACAGTTTCTATCTTTGCAAACTTTTCTAAATAAAGTTGCTAATCCAAGTCCTAAAATAATAGACATTACTACGGAACCAAAATCACTATAAATAAGGCGTCTAATATACATATATAATTGTATGATAAAATTTATTACTGAATGTCGTATGATCTTATTTTACTTTCATCAGTAGGGCATTTTACTTCTTTCGAAGAAAATTTAAAACAATTATCAGCGTGGTCTTGATATAAAATTTTATCAATATTGTCTGGATTAGGATAAACAATAATTCGTTGTGTAGCAGGAATTGTAATATAAGTTACAAAAATACCTATAGCTAAAGATATAATAAATATAGGTAGATTAATCAAGTTAAATAAATTCATATATATTATATAAATTTATTATATTGTAAGCATAATTGATATAAATAATTATTATTTTAATAATAAAATGGAAGTAAGAGATATATTTATTACTTTATTTATCGTAATTTATACAATGATGTGGTGTCAAATTTTATACGAAATATATTTATTATATCAAAGATTATATTAATCATCACTAATTTCAAGATTATTATATGATAATTTCTCTTTTATTAATTTCCAAGTATTTTTATGTTCGTCGTGTTCTATTTCAATAATACCTAATTTGTATTGTATTTTTCTTTTTTCTTCGAATGCTTGTGTTATTTTTTGGTGTTTTTCCATAGCAACGTTTAACTTAGCAGTATCGGTGGTATCATTGGTAAAATCATTTAAATTTTTTTTGTATTTAAATATCATCTCTTGAATATTTTTATCATATTTTTCAACTATTTCGTCTATATTCATATCAATTTGTTCTTCTTTATTATCAAGTTTAAATACAGATTTTTTTTTTTGAATAGAAACGATTTTATTAAGTTTTTTTTGTTTAAATGAAAGTTTTTCTTTGATTTCGTTAAATTCTCTCAAAACAACTTCTTCATTATCTAAATTATATAATAAATTTAATTTCCATCTAATAATTTCACTTTTTAATTTTTCTATTTCTTTTTTAAGTTTATTTTTAATTTTATCGAATTGGTAAATATTTGGCAATGGAATCTCTTTTTCATATACACAATCGTGATTTGTACCACAAACGGCGGTTAATTTTCTACCTTTGTCTGAAAAAATAATTTCAGGATTGCTTTTTATTTTTTTGATATCGTTTTTAATATCACCGGTAAGCTTGAAATTTGGTTTATATTCTTCATCTTTTGGATAAGGCCAATTATCATTTTTTCTTTTTTTATCTAAAACTTTCTTATCTATTTTCTCTTGATATTCGTGTTTATTCTTGTAGTATTCATTGTATTGTTCTAAAATATTACTCATTATATACTAAGTCTTATAAAAATTTTTATGCAATAATTCAAAGTCACTCTCAAATTTTGGTAATTCGGTGATCATTTTATCGTAATCTTTTTTATTTTCTTTTTGTAATTCTTTTACCTTATTTAACAAGTAATTTTTTTTAAGTTCTTCTGTTTTTTTTATTTCATCATTAGATGGTTTATTCTTTTTCCTAAAAGATAGAATACCGTAAACAATAAATATAAACATTACAAAAAGTGCTATATTGAATAATAAAGAGTTAATACGATTTCTTTCATTATTTACGTTTTTTAATGTTTCATTAAAAAAATATTTAGTACCTGGTTCAATTAAACTTGGCATCTTTAAATAATAAATCTAAAAAATCAAAAAAAATTATACATATTAAGTATAAGATGAGTGCGAAAAAAAAGGGAGATGGAAAACAACAACCAAGTTCAGGAATAGTATTAACAATGTTTATGGCATTTTTATTAATATATTTCTTAGCACGATTTGTATTGGCAGATAGATGGGGAGTAAGAAATCAATTATTAGCCATCCCATTGGTAATAGCTTTAGTAGTTTTTACGTTAGTAATACAATTTAATACATTTGTTGAACTATCTAAATTTCATTGTGGAGAACCGCAGATAGGTCAAGTAGTGGGTTATACAATAATGTCAAATTTAATGTATATGGGTATATTGCTAGTTTTATTATATTTTTTTCCAGGATTTAAAAGTCCATTTTCCAATACCTTTGGATATATGGCAATAGCAATAAAAGCAAAAGAAGCAATGAATAAAGTAATAATAGAAAAAGATAGTAAAAATCAATTATGGAATGAAGTATACCAAGATAAATCGGCATTTATTAATTTGTTGACGCCTTCGACAGAAGGGTTCGATGATGTATTAAAAAAATTAGCAGCCGATGGAAATATGATGAGACCAGATTGGGATACAAATAAAGGGAAGTTATGGAATTTAGTTGTAATTAAAGACTATGTAGGACAATTCTGTTGGTTAGTATTGGGAATGGCTTTAACAGTATCAACAACATTTAATAATATATTAGGAATTGAGAATTGTGTTAATAGTGATGCTTATAGAAGTAAATTGGAAGGAAAAGTAGCAGCTGAATTGGCAGCAGCAAAAAAAATAAATAAATAAATCCAAATCTTAAATATTAAAAATTATATGTTAGTATAAATTTTAATAAAATTTAGGATAAGTTAAATAGTACATTACAAATAAATAACTAAAAATAGCTAGTATCATACTTAATAACCATATTGGCAGTATTGTTTTTTGTTTTGTACCAATACCAAACTGTCTTAATTTTCCTTTATTATATAAAAAATTAGGTTCAGCAAATTGTATGACTATAAAAATGATAGTAAAAAAGAGAATAGAAACTGATGTGATATTTTGTCGAATATAAGAACGGGTATTCATAATAATTATATAAATATTTATATTTTATTTTGAGGTAATTTTACATTTTTCATAATTTCTGGTGGCATGTATTTATTAAGAATAGTAAATATCTCTTCGAAACTTTTTTGAGAATTGTGGCTAAAGGTTAAGTAAGGCACATTCGTAATCCCAACGATATAAGTATTTATAACAAAACATAAACATATATCATCAGGTATCTTATTATTTTCATATAAAGTAGCCAATAAATAATTAGCACGTTCTAACATAGGCTTAATTCGCAAATGATCGTTGATATTCATAATTTAATTTATATTCATAATTTAAATTATGATCATTATAATCAATTAATAATTCATACCATAATCAAATTGCTCCAAATCATCTTGGTCTTCATCTTCACCCCAAACTAAATTAGTATTATATTCTTCATCTACTAATCTTTGAGCTTCTCTTTCTCTAATGATAGCATCAACTTGTTCTTGTAAATCAAGTGCTTGAACTCTATCCATTGATACATTATCTTCTTTTCCTGCCATAAATTCTAACATTGTTCTTCTTTCAAGATTAGCTATTTGTTGCTCTGTATATTCGGCATCGTATTCATATATTGCCTTTGAAGCACCAGAACTCCAAGAACCAAGTTTATTTTTTTGCATTTCTATTTCTACATCTTTTTCATCATCTGTTAATGTAGCATATTTCCCTGTGATTTCAGCTCTTTCATATTCTTGTTCCTTTTTTGTTTTTTCCACTATTTGAAATCTATTCAAAAATAAATTTTGTTTATATGCTTGAGTAATATCTAAATATACAATGATTAATTCGGTAATTTTATTTTGTAAATAAGATTTTTTACCCAATGCCTTTCCCGATTCTATTCTATTTAAATTTGATATGTTTTCAAATTTCTTTTCCAGGATCATATTGTAAGAATTTAAACTAGACAAAAATAGATAATAGGATAGTTTGTAAATAACAGTACCATCAAAAATAGTTTTCATATCTTTATTTAATCTTGAATAAAATGGCATTTTTTCAAATATAATTAGCAAATTTTGATTTTCTTTTATCACTATATTTAATATTTCCTTTAAATCTTTATCTCCTGTAAATTGATTTAATTTTTCTAATTCTTTAAACGTTGAATTTTCCAATGCTTTCATATGTGCTTGACTAAAATCCCATCTTTCGGGACAAGTCATCTTGGCAGTTTTTTTATCTTTCTGTAAAGAAACCGGATAATCATTGGCTATATTTTTTGACATCATTAACAAAAATTGGTATAAAAAGTATGCGTTTTCGTCTTCTTTTGATATATATCTAACTTCTCCCTTTTTTACATCATCTATTGGTATTTCTCTTAAGTTAATAAGATTTTTCATAATTTCTTTAGATTTTTTAGACTTACGTTTAATATCAAGTAATGTGTTTAACTTATCTAATAGTATATCTGTTTCTTTTTCTACTTTACTTATAAACTCAACTACTACTATATCACTTTTTTCAGTATATCCTACATCATATCTGTCTAATAAAGCAAATAATTGGTCATGAATATTTATTATACTAAAATGTTCTTTAAATTCATCAACACATTTTTCAAATGTAACTTTCGGTGATATTAAATTATTATGTTCTATTTTTTTTAATCCATTTGATCTAGCAATAATATTCAATAACACTCTTAATGTGGTTCTGTTATAATTATGTCCTTCTTGTTTTAAAACATCTATCTTTTGTTCTAATGAGTCTAATTTTTTAAATTTACTAACGTTGCTGTGGCATAATTCCTGTAATTCTTCAGGCAATATAGTATTTGTATTGATTTTACAATATTTTATAAATGCCAAATAAATTGAATTTTCAGTAAATTCATTTGATATTGATAATTTTTCTAATCTAGTATTTTCACTTGAAAATAACAAAGATACATTTAATAATTTTTTATAATTTTCATATATATTTGATAATCTAAATACAGTTTCATTGTGTTTTTTTATGTCAGGACTTTTTTCATGTTCTATAAAATAATTATATGGCGAATCATTTGTTTCATTACAACAAGCATTTTCCAAAAATATTGTAGAACCATCTTGACTTTTCAAAAATAAAGAATCGCTAGGTCTAGAATCAATAACACGTTGTATATCTTCTTGAATACTCAATGAAAAACTTCTAATACTTGTAAGTAATTTGGTAATATATTTTACATTTTCTTCCAATCTTTTATCATTAAATGATTTAGTTAACAATGTTTCAAAATCTTTATTTGGTTCTACCAATTTATCCATATTAAAATTTACTAATGGTGGAAGGAAAGTTGTCCATTGTTTATAATCATATGTCATTTCTTTTTCTACAAGGTCTAGATTATCCATTAAAAATTTTCTTTTCATTTCTAATTTGTCTTTTATTGCTGGAATTGAGAGAATATTTTTTGTCATATAATTTTTTAAGATTTTCACGTGTTTTAATTCATTATCCAATTTTTTCTTTTCTTTATATTTTGGTAATAATATAAATGGAAATTCTGCTTTTTTATTTGGACCTCTTAAGATTATACATACGCAAATTAAATAATGAATAAATTCATCTCCTTTTTCCAATGGAAATCCTTTATAACTTTCTACACACTTTGAAAAACCTCTACCTCTATTAATATGTGGCATATGTGTTTGAATAGCAACAGCATACATTCCAAGCATAGAATATAAGAAAAATTCACCTTTATATTCTCTATATGATTTTAGGTCTGGATCTTTTTTCAAATCTTCTTTATATTTCTTGGCGGTTCTCATTTTTCTATCCATTAGTTCCAATACATAATTTTGAATAAATTGATGTTGAGATTTTGTATCAATACCTAAGTGTCTGTCTAATGCTGGAATAACTCTATTCATATGACTGACAAAAACATTTGTATCTTCTTCTTTTTTATCTTGTTTTTCTTCATCTTCAAGTTCTTGATTATCAATTTTATTCTCGATTAATTTTTTTCTTTGTTCTTCTAATTTTTTTTGCGAACTAGTGTCTAGTAATCCTCTGCTAATTTTTTTAGCACCTGATTCTTCATATCCTTCATCTGTGGAGTATTCAATTTTACATATTTCATAACCACTATATTTATCAACCATTTTATCACCATCTTCACTTATTTTTCCTCTTTCCTTTTTTATTTGTTCCAATGTAAATAGATACAAATCAATATTAGTATTAAAAGTTGTTGCTAATTCATGCATAAATGTAGGCATTATTTTGATACTTTGTTCTATTGATACATTACAGTAAAACCAATTAGGGTCATCACCATTATCCAAATTAGCTTCGCGACAATGTTTTTCTTTAAACTTAATTATACGATCATATTTCAATACAATATCATCTGTAGCCAATACTTGGTCTCTTAAATCAATATTTGGGGAACGAACTATATCAAGAGAATTATACAACATAGCAATATCATACTTAAAACTATCATATTTTTTATTTTTTTTATTAATGTATTCTTTAAAAATAATTATATTTTTAAGATTTTTTTTTAATGTAGATTTGATATTTTCTTTTATTTCTTCAGTATTTTTTACAAGTTCATTTTCTACTTTATCTAACATTTCTTTCATTAATTCAAGCTGAGCTTCTTCTCTTGTTTTATTGATATTAGTACATTTATCATTAATTTTTATACAATTTGTTTTTAAATTGCAAAAAGATACTTCTTCAACTGATAATCCTGATAAATTTTCAGCCATGTTCCAATTCCCTTCTTTTCTAAAATAATATCTATTATCCCCGGATCCATCATCCAATACAGCATAATGTCCTTCTTTAACGAGTTTTTTCCCTTCAATCATGGCAGCAGCTTGAACGACGGCGTCTTCTTCTGGAACATCTATTTCAGTAATAAGATGATTTATTAACATTTTTTTCTGTTGTTGTTTATCATCAATTGAATGAATATGATTTAATTCTTTATAAATATCGTATCTAGTATCATCAAATTGTTTATCAAAATAAGCAATTGCTGGTTCATCCATTAAATCTTCAATATTAGCATATCGCTTAGATAAAACCATTGGAGTACAGTCATTACCGTTATTAACAGTAACATTTAAATCTGTATTTTCTATTTTTTCATTTAATTCTTTAATAACATCATCAATATTTACATCATTTTGTATGTTTAGTTGTGAAAAAACACAAGCATTATATAAGTATCTAGAATTATCTACTGTTAAACTTTTTCTGAAATATTCACTAGGTTGATCTGTTTTAAAAATATCATAAGCGTCTTTTACTGATTTATCTAATATTTCTTGTTGTTCTTGTTCTGTTGAATAATCTTTAGTTGGGTCAAAGCCATCTTCTAAGTCGGGAATTATATCTAGTAATTCGGATTGTGAAATATAGCTTTCTGGTAAATTTTGAAGATAATTATTACAATTTTTTATTAACGAAGCATTTTTTTTTCTATAATATAAAATTTCTTGTTCTATTATTTCATTTATTTTTTGATATTGTTTAAATGTAATATGTTTATATTCAATAAAAAAAGGCTGGAGTTCGTGGAGAACTCTTTCGTATGAAACACATCCATCAAAATTTAATGATTCAATTAAATCTTTTATTTTTGGAAAAATTTGTTTTAAGAAAGTATCCATGTTTTCAGTTTTGTTTCTATCTTCATAAGACAAATCTTGTTCGTAAAAAAACAACTTTATATTTTTTAAAAAATTTTCTTTAGATTTCTGTATCAACGGGTCATCTGTATATGTATTCGGAACATTTATAATATCAACTCTTTTATCGTTTTGTAAAAATTCAAAATGTCTTAATGGGGTTAAATTCAAATTAGATTTTTTTAATATATTGGTTGGCAAAAAATGAGCTTGAGAATATTCTTTAAATGATGATGGAAAAATTAAAAAACCAAGAATAGGAACTATTTGACCTTTTTTCATAATAACATTTCTTTCTGTTAAATCTTTTTGTATATGATTTAATCTATACAAAGGTTCATTATATACATTTGTATTCCAATAACTTTTTTGAACTTTTCCGTTTTCATCTATAGTAGTAGATTCTAAATCATTTATATTTGACACGTATGAAAAAATATTTACGTCTGCTCTTTGGCTATTATTACCGTCAATTCTCGATACAATGTCTTTATTATTATCAGGAATAGTGAAATTCGGTTTAAATGTGCTATTGGTTAAATAATCATATTTATTCACACCATCCGGTATATTTCTTTTTAAATATGCTTGTTGAAGTTCATAATCTTCTTGAAAAGAAGTGCTATTATCTTTTGGAATAATATCAACATCAGTTACATCTGCATTATCATCTAATTTATCAAAGAAAACATGGTGTCTATCTTTTACAACAGGAATAATCCAATTAATATTTTTTGATAAAGTTTTTAATTGTTCTACAATTGGTCTATACTCGTGTGTAAATTTCTTAGGAGAATTGCTATTACCTAATGGATCAAAATTTGAAAAGTTTTGTCGCAATTCTTTATAACGATTTATAACAGTGTTGATTTTAGATAATTTTCTTGGAGTTCTTTCATTTGATTTAATATTAGATAGAAGACTATTTAATAAGTCGTTTGTTTGGTCTGTAATATCATATGTTTTTTCAGTTTCATCTTTTTCAATTGTTTCTTCAATTGTTTCGTCTAAAATACGAAATTCAATATTATCAGCTTCAATAATATATTCTTTTTGTTGTTGTTTTATAGTTTCAGTATCAAAAACTGGTTCATCAAAATCAATATTTTCTATATCATCCATTGGATCAATTAATTCATCAATAAGAGATACATTTTTAACAATATTTGGTTTAGATAATTTATAGAATTTGATTGGTAAATCAAGAGGAATTCCTTTGTATTCAAAATCAATATATATAATATCTTTTTCTTCTTTATCATTATCAAAAACAGAAAATTCAATTTGGTCTTCGTCTAAATTTGTAATTTCACCATTATAAATAGCAGGCATACCTTTACCATCTGGTGGTGCGTATTCAATAGTCCACCATGTTCCAACGGTCATTCCATTTTGTCTAGCATATCCTAATTCGGTTGGTTGTTTTACTGTAATAATAAATTGAATACTTTTTTCACTTAATTCACCTTGTATTATATTTAAATTGTATGTAGTATATGTTTCATCAATAATTTTCATTAAATCATTATCTAAATAATCTATTAAAAATAATTTTTTATGGAATCTTTCATCTTCTGGAGCTACAATCTGTATAATCATACCCAAAGATGGTTCAAAATCGGGAATTTCTTTTATATTTTCACCGTCCATCTTATACTAATACCAGACAATATATTCTAAATGAAAATACATTTATAATAATAGTTTAAAAAGATTTTAATAATATTATGAAATGGAATATAATTTGCGAGAATATATTGATATAAAGAAAGCTATTAGCGACGAAAAATATTCATCCGAAAAGGGTCTTTTGGTAAAACACTATGGTCCATATCATATTTTAAAATATAATAGAAATTCACTGAATAAAGATACAGAAAAAACAATTGGTAGATTTAGGTCTGTTCTTGTAGATGATGATGGGAAAATATGTTGTTATGCACCACCAAAAAGTATAACAGTAGAAAAAGAAGAATTAGAAAATTGGAATGATATAAAAGATTGCACTGTAGAAGAAATTTGTGAAGGCAGTATGATTAATATGTTTTGGGATAAATACGGCAATGATTGGGAAATTATGACAAGAAGTAATATTGGTGCTAGATGTAAATTCAATCAAGATAATGATATTACATTTAGATTTATGTTTTTAGATACATTAAATGCGATGGGAATAGAATTTGAACATTTTGATAAACACTTTTGTTATAGTTTTATACTTCAACATCCAGAAAATAAAATGGTATGTCCTATAAACGAGAAAAAAGTTATATTAACAAATATATTTTTAGTAAATGGAGAATCAGGTGATGTAAATAATGAACCGTTAATGGTTACAAGAAATTCTTTTTTGGACCAGCTTCATTTATATGTAAAATCACCGACATTAGAAAAAATTGTAAGACCACGCGTATATGATTTATCCGACAGCGATGGAAAAAATACGTGGGAATATTTTAAAAATTTAAATGATACAATACAATCTTATGATTTTACAGGATATATGATAAATAGTGGAAATGACCGTGTTAAATTTCGTAATCCAGAATATGAAAAAATAAAATTTTTAAAAGGCAATTCTACAAAAATACAATATACTTATTACAGACTTCGCAGAGAAGATAAGGTAAAAGAATATTTAAGATATTTTCCTGAATTGAAAGAGACATTTGGTATTCTAAGAAAATATTTACACGCTTATACAAGAAATTTATTTAAAAGTTATATAAAGTGTTATATAAGAAAAGAAAAACCGGTTAAAGAATTTCCTTATCAATATAAGACTCATATGTATCATCTACATCAAAAATATTTGACAGAATATAAAACAATGGGCGATTATATTAATCTTCAAAAGGTAATAGAATATATAAATGAATTAGAACCAGCAAGATTAATGCATATTGTAAACTATCAAACAAAGCAACAAACATTAGAAAATATTGTATAAATTAATAATTAATAATTAATAATTAATAAATAATATATGAAATTTAATATATTATTTAATTGTCAAAATCACCATAAATGGATGAATAGATACGTTGTCCTATTTTACAAGCAGCCACAAGAATAGCTTCAACATTTTCTTCTGTTGTGTCTTTATCTTTTTTGAAAGCAATTCTAATAACAGATTCATCGTCGTGTGGATGAGGTTTTATGAAACCTGAATATGTAAGAACGCTTTGATTATTGAAGTATTCCGTAAATATTACATATTCTATAATTTTTCCTAATGTATAATCTACATTTTGAATAATAATATCGTATGAATTTTTAATTGCTACATTTTCTTTTTTAAATTCCCAAGTATGAGGTGCTTTATTATCAATAATGTTTTGTAATCCCATATTTATAATATTACAAGCTGTTTTTATGATGTCAGTTTCTTTTAAATGCCCGACGCCTTCAACTGAAAAATCAAAAGATCCTTCTATAAAATGTCTTTTATAATCATGGTTGTCCCAATTTTCTAGACGAGCGTCAATATCTTTTTGATCCAAATCTTTATCTTGTAATTCTGTTTCATATTCTAATTTTTTCTGGTGATTTGCCACTTTATCTAATGTAAAACCATAAGAACAATTAGATACTACATTATAAGCACCGCTTTCACTTGGTTTTACTAATTTAAATTTAGCTGTTAATTTCAATATTTCTCCCGGAATTTCACTTGAAATTTTAGATTTCAATCTTGATATTAGTATATAATCTTTGGTATATGGATTTGGGGGAAATATTTTTCGCTGTTCTGTTTCACTAGCCCATTTATCAATAGATTTATTTTTAATTCTAATATCTTCTGTTGTAATGTAAACTAATTGGTCTGTATTATTTTCTATGTCAATAACTACCTCTAATTCTTTAACACTATCATAACTAGTAGCTGGATCAATATAGATTGGAATACAACCCAATCGTTGTTCCAAGATTTGATTATTAAATTGTGTTGTATTTCTAATCATATTAAAATCACCCAAAGCATAACTTGGGACGTCTGATAAAATTGTTCTACGCAATCCATTTGCTATACTAACATTGGTATTTGACATTGTAAATTTTAAAACACCTTTATTCTTACCCTGACTATCAATTAGAGGGTTCCATTTTGGCAAAGAGATTTCAGCTTGTTCTTCAATATATTCACTCATTATTATATATATATAATTAGATATATTTAAATTAATCAATTAATTAGTTATATTTTTTATTTCAAAAACTTTGTAAAATACATATGGCAAAAGACAAAATAATGTATTATAGCAAATATTGTAAAAATTGTGATAAAGTCATAAAGATATTAAGCAGAAGTTCTGTAAAAGATTATATACATTTTTTACCCATTGATAAACGAACAACCAAAAATGGCAAATTATCAATATTGTTAGATAGTGGCGAATCTGTTTTATTACCGTCGTCTATTACGAGAGTTCCAGCATTATTGTTGATACATCAGGGGAATAGAGTTATGTTTGGAGATGAAATAATAAATTTTTTTAGAGAAGATTTTGATAAAGAACGAAAAACAACATCAATAAATAATGACGAACCTTTAGCATATAGTTTTTATGGTGAAATGGGAACTCAAATGTCTGATTCATATTCTTATTTAGACCAAAATTCTGATGAAATGGGAGTAAAAGGCGAAGGAGGATTAAGACAAATGCATTCATTTGTAAAATTGGATCATAGTTTTAAGATAGACACACCACCAGAAGATTATGTAAAAGAAAAATTAGATGAAAATGCTATAAAACAATATCAACAATCGAGAGCAGCAGCAGCTCCTCCTCCAAAAATACCTCAAGAACAGAATTTTTCATTTAATTAAATAAATTAAATATTTAAAAATAAATTAATTATTTAGAATATATTTACTTGATGGAGAAAAAACATATAATTAGCGCTTTTAACGAACATATAATTGATTTATATGATGATTTGAAAATAATATTTCCAAAAAATAATGATGTAAGAGCAGGTAAAACAATGGTAGAAACTTTCGCAAAATTCAACAAAAAAAAAATGATTGCAAGTTGGCATACTTATATAACAAAACAATATGGAGATAAAATAGATGCTGGCGATTATGACTTTTTTTTACAACATCGGTTTGATAAAGAATGCTCTGGTTATGGAGGTAATAGAGAAGAAAACACCAAATGGATGGAAGATTTAAAAAAACTATGGACACAGATGAATAATGAAAATAGATTAAAGACAATAAAATATTTTCAAAATCTAACAACAATGTCAAGATTATATTATAATTAATGTTGGTTTAAATATAAAAGAAAAAAGCTTTTTATATTTAAAATGGAAGATAACCAAGAAAGCGGAACCCCACCATCTTTTGAATTTTTAGAACCACCAACAGAGTTTTACAAGATAATGAAAGATTTATTAACCGATTTATTAACAACTTTTCCAGAATACAATGGATTGCTATCAGAAGGAGAGAAAAATATATTAGATGGAGATGTATCCGGAAATAAATTATTTTTATATTGTTGTGAAGTATTTCCTGGAAGATTTTTTGATATTTTGTATAAAAAAGAAGAAATATTTCAAAACGAAGAAATTAATACCAAATTTCTTCCTAATATAGATTTTAGATATTTTTTCGAACAAAATATTAGTGTAAGCACAAAGGATACATTATGGAAATATTTACAGTTGATATTATTTTCTATATCAGGAACATTAACAGCATCCGATTCATTTGGTGAAACAGCAAAATTATTTGAAGCAATTAACGAAGATGAATTTAAATCAAAATTAGAAGAAACAATAAATGATATGACCGGATTATTTGATATGTCTGGATGTGATTTATCAGCAAATGATATTTCAATGAATATACCAAATCCCGAAGATATAAACGATCATATAAATGGATTACTAAATGGTAAATTAGGTTCATTGGCAGCTGAAATAGCAGAAGAAACAGCTCAAGAATTAGATATTGATATACAAGATGAAGAAAACGCGAATGTAAATAAAGTATTTGAAAAACTTTTTAAAAATCCTGGTAGATTGTTGAACATGGTAAAAAAAGTTGGGTCAAAATTAGATGAGAAAATCAAATCAGGTGAAATAAAAGAAAGCGAATTAATGCAGGAAGCAAGCCAATTAATGGGTAAAATGAAAAACATACCCGGTGTAAAAAACATGGAAGCATTATTGAAAAAAATGGGAATGACTAATCCTACTGGAATGGGTGCAATGGGAAAACAAAAGATTAATTTAAATGCTATGCAAGCAAATTTAAATAGAAATATAAGAGGAGCACAACAAAGAGAAAGATTATTGGCAAAATTACAAAAAAGAAGAGAAGAAGCTAACAAAAGAGAGGGATATACAAATTTAACTTTCACAGGAAATACAGATGATAAAATGGAAAAAAGTATGAGAAATTTATATGAAAGTGAAACGGATGAGAAAAAGAAGAAAAAAAAGAAAAATAAAAAAAAGAAAAATAAAAAATAATAATAGATTATATATTTAATGAGCGAGTTTTGGTTATATAATCCTCTAGTATTATTCGATAAACACCACATAAAAGAATTATGGCCTAGTAAAGAATTATCATTATCCGAAAAATTGAATGCCACCACAAGAAGTATTATATTATTAACAGTTTTAGGATTTGTTTTAACAAAATCTATAAAACTTTTAGTAACAAGTATAATTACTTTGGTAATCATTGTTATTTTATATAAGGTTCAATTTGAAAAAGAAGAGAAAGAAAGATTAAAAAAGAAGGCACATAAAGAAGGATTTGAAGGTTCAAGAAATACAAAATTTTTAGAAGTATTTAAAGATACTTTTACCAATCCAACTGTTAAAAATCCTCTTATGAATGTTATGATGACAGATTATAAAGATAATCCTCAAAGAAAACAAGCAGCACCTTCTTATAATACAAAAATAAAAGAACAGATAAATCAAAAAGCAAAAAATGACGATAGATTATTCAAGGATTTAGGAGATAATCTTTCTTTTCAAAATAATATGAGAAATTTTCATTCTATGCCTAATACCACTATTCCAAACGGTCAAAAAGCATTTGCTGAATTTTGTTATGGTAATATGCCTTCCTGTAAAGACGGCGACAATGAACAATGTTCTAAGATAAACCGGCGAGTAGGTGGGGTTTATTATTAATTTAATTAATTATGATATATATTTTATCTTACAATAAATTATATAATGACTTCAACACATAGTTTTAATTTTGATAATTTATCTAGACTTGGAGATGATGTTTGTGGAATATCAGCTCGAGATACTCAAAATAATAAGATTGGCTCTTATTTAACACAAAATCATTTTGAAAAAGATTGTGGACTAAAAAGTCAAATTAATTTTGCTACACAACAACCAAATGTATTTTTAAACAGTGGTGGTTACGGAGTAGCAGATAGCTGTAATATCGAAGATGATTCAGATTTAAGAATCGGTGGAACACAAACAAATCCAAAATGTAGAATAACTTTACAACAAAGACAATTTCTAACCGTCCCTTTTTTAGGAAAAGGACCTTCAAATCCTCTATTGGAATCTCAATTACAACAAGGTGGCGAAATTAGAGATCAAAAAAGTTGTAGATTAGTCACTGAAAAATCACATAGACATACTGATGTTGAATTAGTTCCTTCTTTAAAAGCAACTATTCAAAATCCAGCAAATCTTGTTGAAGGTGTTGCTGCAAGTGGATGGATTAGAGGCGGATTACCATCCAGAGAATTAACAAGAGACCAAGATTATTTTAAAAGAAAACAACAATAAATATATTTAAATAATAGTTAATTATATTTATTATAATGAGCGAAAGAACTTACTACAATACCAATTATAACATAATTTATCAAAATATCGAAGATGTAGAAAAAAGTGATACACAATATAGAAAAGATTATCTCAGTGTTTTTGGATTAAAACAATACAATTATGATAAAATTGATGAAGGAATTACAAGTTTACACGCCAAAATAAAAGATAATACTTCATTTAAAAATATATTTGAAGCAGCAACAAAACATAAAAATTTAATGTGGTTATTACAAGGCGGCAATGCTTCAATATTATGGGTTCTTTTTAATTACGACCATTTTTATTTATTACATAATTGTTTAAAAGATTACTTTGAATACAAAGATATTTCTGACGAAAACTACAATGCTATTTTAAATAAATTAAATAATTAAGATACAATAAAATGTTTTATATTTTATATATAATGACTAGTCAAAATTTAAAGAATAGCTTTGAAATGTATTGTCAAGATCAAACACGTCAACAACGATTAATGTTAACAAGATTGGATAAATATAGCCAGATTAGAAATGACCGATGTATTCCTGATTTAGGGATTAATATGCAAGGATTACCCGGTGGATATAATAACCATGTTCTATCCAACAATACGGCTGATATTGAAAGTAATCTTTTTGGTATAGGTGCTACGAATTTAGCAAAACCAAAAACTCACGAATTTAATCCAAGTATCAATGATAGGAAAAATTGTAAATTTTTTGATAGACCTTCTTTTGTAATGCCAAGTAATTTTGTTATTAATAATAATCAACGTCCATCAGGTCCTTTTTCATAATTTTGTATTTAAAAAAATATCAATTAAATACATAATGTTTCGAAGAAACGCTAGATCTAGGGTAGAAACCCGTTCAGTAACACAACGCGTAGCATCTACTGACATTGTAGATTTTCCACACGAACCTAAGGATGGACAGTTTATTATGTACAATGCGGCAGCAGGTAGGTATGAAACATCGGGAAAAGATGCTGTAAGCACCGCTGAAATGGAAGCCAGAATACAACAACTTATTGATGGAGCACCTGGAACACTTGATACTCTAGGAGAAATTGCTAATATTCTTGGAGATCCAACTAACCAAACAACAAATCTAATCACCAAAGTTGATGCAGCAACAACAAAAACTAATTTAATTTCTTTTGATCCAACCGCACCAAGAAGTGTAAATTTAAATGCCATCCAAGGTGTAGATATTGCCGATGGTGAAATTACACGGACAAAAATTAAAGCTGGAGAAGTAACTAGCTCTAAAATAGCTGATAGAAATGTTGGTAGTCAACAAATAGCTTTACTAAGTGTAACCGGAAATCATATTGCTGATAATACTATTAATACATCAAAAATACAAGATTTATCTATTACCGTTGGTAAATTAGGAACTGGTTCTGTTACTTCATTAAAAATTGGAACAGGACAAGTTATTTCTGCTAATATTGGAACCGGACAAGTAACTTTTGATAAACTTGCAGCCAATTCCGTAAGACAAGAACACATTTTAGATGGAAATATCAGCGGCCCTAAAATAGCCGATGCTGCTGTTACTGGTACTAAAATGGCTCAACAAACTATACAAACTAGTAATTTGGCACCTGCGTGTATTACAAATACAAAAATGGCAACAAATTCTGTTGGAACAACAAATATTATTGATGCGACTATTACTGGACCAAAATTAGCAACCAATTCTGTTGGAACAGGCAATATACTTAATTTTAATATAACTGATGTGAAAATTGCTACTGGTTCTGTAATAGCTGATAAAATTGGAAATTCAGCAGTAACTACCAATAAAATTGGAAATTTACAAGTAACAACCCCTAAAATAGCATACAATGCTATTACTCATGAACAATTAGCTTTAAATTCTGTTATAAATGATAAAATTAAAGATAATGAAATTTCTATTCAAAAAATGAAAGCCGATTCTATTGGTACAACTCAACTCCTTGATAATTGTGTAACTAGTGATAAAATAGCAAACAATACAATCACTGTCGGTGATTTAGCAAATGATTGCGTCACTAATGTTAAAATTCTTGATGGTAATGTAACAGAAACAAAACTTGCTGTAAATTCAGTTGTCTCTTCTAAAATTAAAAATAGAAATGTAACTGGTGATAAAATTGCTGAAAATGCTATTACTGACTTTGAATTAAATGCTAATGCTGTTGAAACACAACATATTAAAACATCTAATGTAACTACTACTAAAATCGCTGATAAAAATATTACTTTCGCCAAATTTCAAGATATTCCAGCAAACAGTATATTAGGTAGAAATGATAATGATAGTGGTGTTGTTACTTCTGTTACTGTATTAGATAAACAATTGTTAATAGGTACTGGAAATGGATTTAATACTGCTACTTTATCAGGTGCTATTACTATGGATAATTTAGGTCAAACAAGTCTCGCTAATAATTCAGTCGATAGATTTAAAATTTCAGATGGAGAAGTAACTAGACAAAAAATTAAAGCAAAAGACCTTACAGAAGCAGAAATTGCCGTTAAAACTATCACTGGTGGTGCTACAGGTAATATTGCTTTTAACACTATTGTTTCTGAAAATATTCTTGCAGATGAAATTAAACAAGCTAATATTGCTGCTGGAGCGGTTGGTACAACTGAATTGGCTGATAGAAATGTATCAACCATAAAAATTGCTAATAACGCTATTACAACTAATGAACTTGATACTAATGCTGTTGATACAGCAAATATTCAGGATTTGAAAGTAACTAGTGCTAAGTTAGCAGCCAATTCGATTATTACTTCTAAAATCAAGGATGGGGATGTTACTGATGCTAAATTGTCAGATAATGCCGTAACTACAGCCAAACTTACAAATGATTGTGTAACCGTTGCTAAAATACAAAAAGTAGATGGAAACACATTACTTGTTAATGATGCTGGAACTACTGGAAATCTTACTTCAAAGGTAGTTGGTGATAAACAAATTTTGATTGGTAAAGGAGCTGGTTTTAATGCTAGAGTTCTTACCGGTGATATTGATATGACAAATGAAGGTTTAGTTACTATTAATAACGGTGCTGTTAATAGCGATAAACTTGGAACTAATTCAGTCACTGTTAATAAAATGGCCAATAATTCGGTTGGAACCAATCAAATTGTTTCTGGTTCTGTTACTGGTGGTGCAACTGGCAAAATAGCCCCCGATACTATTACCAGTGATAATATAGCAGCTAATGCAGTTGATAGTTCTGAAATTAAAAATGATGCAGTTGTTACAGCAAAAATTAAAGACCAAAATGTTACATTAGCTAAAATGGAAAATGCCGTTCAAAATAAACTAAATTCTATTGATGTTACTGGTTTAAGCCCTGCAAGCCCTTTACAATTGAATAAAGTTAATACTAACGCAACAAATATACAAAACAATGCTGATGCTATTACTGCTTTAACTACTGGTGCACCAGAATTATTAAATACTCTTGATGCACTTGCTGCTGCTTTAGGTGATGACCCCAATAAAATTACTACTATTACAACTGAATTAGCTAATAAATTAGATTTGGGCGATGCTAATACTACTGATGTTGGTGGAAGACAAACTGTTTATGGTAATAAAATTTTTCATCATACTATTAGTGGTAATATCGATGGTAATGCCGCAACTGCTACAAAATTAGCTCTTGTTTCTGGTAATCCCGTCCAAATCGCTGGTAAAAACTTTGATGGTACAGCAAGCATTACTATTGAACCAGAAAATATCAATGGTTTGACTGTTGGTTCCAAATCTATTATTAGTGCTGATGAAAGAAATAAAATTGACAGCATTACTTTTGGAACTGCTCCACAAACTCCTATTGATGTGTTTGCTTTAAAAACAAACGCGGATAATTCCGTTCTTATCACTGATGTAGACCAACAAATACAAGGTCTAAAAACATTTACAAATAATGTAACTATTAACCCCAATTTCAAATTAATTGGCAATGTTGATGGCGATATTTTAAAAGCATCTCAAACAAATATTACTGGACTTGGAACTATTGTTAATCTTCAGTGTTCTGGAAATGCTATTGCTGTTCCTGGTGTAGCTTCTACAGAAAACATTACAGCTACTGGAAAAACCGTTTCAGCAGCAACTTTTACAGCAAGTGCTGGTGTAAATACAGTAAATGTTAATGCTACAGGAACAATCACCGGAAATCTTACTGGTGATGTAACTGGCAATATGACAGGAAACATTAAAGGTAAAAGTAGCACCAACGTCCTTGAAAATGTATTCACCAATTCAAGTCATGACGGAACTACATTTACACCTGCACAGATTAAAGCAAATGTTATTGGTGATCTTACAGGTAATTTAACTGGTAATATTAGTGGTAGTGCTAATTCTTGTTCTGGTAATTCCGCCACAGCAACAGCATTAGAAAATACTAGAAAAATTGGTAATGTTGATTTCAATGGAACTGCTGATATTATTCCTCAACAAGTCTCTATTGATGGAACAGACACCACAAATGTTGATAAGTTAATTACTTTTGCTGATTCAAACGGAACTCAACAAATTAAAAATCACGCTAATTTAAAATACAATCCGTCTACTTCTAACTTAACTGTCACTAATATAACTTCTAGTTTAGTTGGTAATGTAACAGGTAATGTAAGAGGAAATCTTACAAATACAAGTGATGTTGTTTTAATTAACGCCGCCGCAAAATCTGCTGCTTTGAATAGCATTATTATGGGTGGTGATATAACAATGAACGCAAATAATATTACTGGTTCAACTGGTTCTGTTTTAGATATGGAAACCTTAAAAGGAACATTACATGCTGGTAGTGCCGCACAACCAAATATTACTAGTATTGGAACATTAACTTCTCTTGCTTGTTCTGGAAATATCACTTTAAGTAATGGTGGTGATTTTACAGCAGGTGCTGGTTCTGTTGTTACTGCTCCTACTTTCAAAGCAACATCAACCGTTGCAACAACACAATTTGAAGGGAATGCCACCACCGCTACAAAATTAGCAACTTCTAGAACAATTGCTGGTCAAGCTTTTGATGGTTCTGCTGCTATTACTAGTGCTGAACTTGCGCAAGGTGGTATGGTTGATGAAACCACACAACAAACTTTAACAAATAAAACGTTAGCTGGCGTTACACTTTCCGGAAATTTAATAGGTGGTAATAAAGATATTACTGGTATTGATGCTATTACTTGTACTACACTTGCTGGAACTATTTCTACAAATGCTCAACCAAACATTACTAGTGTCGGAACTTTAACTGGTTTAACAGTAAGTGCTGCTATTGATGCCAATAGTCAGCAAATATTAAGGGTTGGTGGAATGGAAATGTCTGGTTCTATAAGTTCATCCACTGGTGCTGATATAAGTTTTAAAGGTGAAGCAGATAAAGTTACATTAGGTGTTTACACTGCAGGTGGTCTTAGCAATGGGGGGATAACTCAAAATAGTATTGCTCTTGATACCGTATTCAATGGCGAACTTAAAGCAAATGGTACTTTCGTATCTACCGTTCCATTAGCAATGGGGGGACAAAATATTAATAATGTTGGAGTTATAAGTGCCACAACATTTTCTGGTGCGTTTTCCGGTAATCTAACTGGTAATGCCGATACGGTTACTAACGGTGTTTATTTGGATAATAACCAAACTATTACTGGTAGTAAAATTTTCAAAGGAGGTTCTGACAGATTTGAGAATGGTTTAACTATTGTAAACAGTTTAACGGTTGATACTATTAATGCTTCAGCTAATGTTAATGCCGTAAACTTTAAAGGTAAAATGATTGATACTAATAATAATGTTATTGTAAATAATGATACTGGAAGCGTAACATTTACTGGTAAATTAGTCGGCAATTCTGACACTGCTAGTAAATTTGAAAATTCTATTACTATTGGTTGTGGCACAGGGATCAACGACCCCGTACCTAAACTTGGCGGTGTTAATTCGGCACAAAATTCTAATTTTGATGGTAGTCAACCTCTTAAACTAACACCACAACATGTTGGTATTTCTACTACTTCAAATCAACTTGCTGATACTACCATTATTAATGGTGTTGAAAGAACAAAATACGACGGTTATGATGCACGCATTACTACCGAAAAAGGTAGAATTGATACTTTAATGAATGGTGTTGATAATTTAAACCTTGATACAATAAAAGAAATTGGAGACTTTTTATCTGGAACTACAGCAGGTGGTTTAGTTGAATCATTAAGTAAAAAATTAGATTTGGGTGATTCTGGAACTCCTAACGCTAAAACCGATATTTTGTATAATACTATACAGTTTAGTCAAAAAATAAAAGCACCAGCTGGATTAGAGGGTGAAGCAGATACTGCTACAAAATTAGCTGCTACATTTCAGCTTGGAGCAAGCGCAGAAGATATGTTACTGCTTGCTAAAGAAAATGAAACTTGGGTAAAAACTGATGGTAGTACTGATTGTATATTAAAACCAGCAATGGTTGGATTAACTGTAAACTATGACATAGGTAATGCTGCCACAGATCAGGCTGCATCTTATACTAATAATATGATTATGACAGCAGCAGAACACGCTAAATTAGCTCAATTCAATCCTGGTGCTGGTTCTATTACAGATGTGCAACTTCAAGCTGCTGGTGCTGTATTGGCAGGAGCAACACAAGGAAATACAATTTCTGCAATTCACCCACAAAAGATGGAGTCTTTCTTTAGATTTGCTGTAAATACACCTATATTTGCTAGTGGTATTAACATTACCAGCGGTCATACAAACAGTTTAACCGTTGGAATAGACGCTGGTGCTTTAAGCATTAATTGTGGTGATATTAGCGCCGACGCAATTACTTGTGATAGTCTAACTGCTTCGACAGGAGCTGTTACATGTGTTGGTGTGATTTCAACTGGTGATGTAAATGTCGGTGGTGGACAATTTACTGTTGATAATACAAACGGTAATCTTCTTACAAAAGGAACTTTTACTGTTGGTGAACCATCAGGAACAGGTAATGGACATCAATTGACAACTTTAAATGGTCCATTGGCTGTATCTGGTGTTGTTACTTTATCTGAAGTATTGAATGCCAATAAAGGAATCGCTGTTGATACTGATAAATTTACAGTCGCTGATTCTACTGGTAATACACTTATTGCTGGAACTTGCGAAATACAATCAAAATTAACTTTATCATCGATAGATCAAGGCGATGATTGCTTTCAAGCAAATCAAGATTGTGATTTAAAAGGTAAAGTTAAAGTTGGAGGAGATCTTCTAGTTGCTACTGATAAATTTACGGTTGCTAATGCTACAGGTAATACAGTTGTTGGTGGAACATTAGGTGTATCTGGTGCTACAACAATAAAAAACACATTAAAAATTCAAAATGCTGGAAATGTGGACCAATTTACTGTTGCTCACGATAATGGTAATACATTTGTTGGTGGAACATTAGATGTTGCTGGTATTATTACTGCTTCGAACACTTTAAATGGAACATCTGGTAATTTTAATAGTAGTATAACCGTTGGGGCATCCGTAGATGGTAATCATGCTTTAGAAGTTGCGGGTGCTACTGGTGATATTTTTTGTAAAGGACAGCTACAAATTGATACTATTAAAGAACAAGCAGCTGGCAATGGTGTAACTATTGAGACCGTTTTATTAAAAGATGGAACAGTTACTGGTAATGTAGATGTTTCTTCTGGAACATTAACTACTTCAGCCGCACAAAAACATGCAATTTTAGATACTATGACTGGTGATATAGGTTCTGCTGCTGGTGTTACTTCCATTGGTGCTGGTAAAGTAGCAACTGCTATGATTGCCGATGATGCGGTCACTAGTGCCAAAATTGCTGATGGTAATATCACGACTGTTAAGATTGCTGATAATGCGATCACATCAGCCAAATTAGCAAACGATTGTGTTACAGCAGATCAAATTGATGGAAATGCACTTGGAAATGGTTTGGAATTGGAAGAAACAACCAATAAACTCCAAATTAATGCTCAGGTTGCTACATTAACTGGAATACAAGAATTAACAAATAAAACCCTTACCACGCCAACTATTACTTCGCCAACCATTACAGGAACAGGAGCAATAGCAGGAACATTTACTGGTAATTTGACTGGTAATGTTACAGGTAATGCTGATACAGCAACTAATTTATCTGGTAAATACGCACTTGCCGCATTAACAAATGAAGCTGGTAGTTATCTTAAAGTTAATAGTAATACTGATGGACTTGAATGGACTGGTCTTGAAGGCACAATGAGTAATAGTATTATTCCTGCTGCTGATGATGCTTATGATATTGGAAGCAACGCATTCAAAATACGAGATATATTCGTATCCACCAACTCTTTATGGGTTGGAGACGACCACAAAATTAGTATTGATGGTACTGGTAATATGAAATTTATTAAAAGAAAAGTTGGAACTGATTTGGCTTCTGTTCCTGAGTATGTTAAAACAGCAATTAATGCTACTACTGTTACATATCTAGCAAGCAATTTACCTGATGGCGAATCAGTAGGTAATGCTGTAGATCATTTGCTTGCTTACAAATCTATAAATAAATTAAATGGTAATGCTGAGCTGAATGGTAATGACAAAATGAAACCTAGACACTGGCAACAATACGTCCAATCTTTTGGAAGTTATGCTGGTCTTGCTGGTCTTGCTGATAAAAAGATACGAGATATTTATACTACTGCTAATTTTGCTAATGATTTCAGTGATGAATCAGCAGCAAAAGCAGATGTTGCTAATGTAGCAAAGGCCGCTGAAGTTGGAAGTGATTTAGAAACAGCATTAAATTCTAAAGTTGAATTAAACGGTGCAACTAACTTCTTATTAATTAATAACCCACCAATAGATGAATTACACGCTACAAACAAATCATATGTTGATAGTGTAGTTCAAGGGTTAGATGTTAAAGAATCAGTTAAATTAGCCACAACACAAAATGAAACACTATCTGGATTACTTACAATTGACGGAATAGCAACCGTTGAAGATGACCGTGTTTTAGTAAAAAATCAAACTACAACTACAGAAAATGGTATTTATATTGTTAAAAGTGCTGGTTCATGGGAAAGAGCAACTGATTTTGCCGCTGGTTCAGACGAGAAAGGTGCTTTTACATTTGTAGAACAAGGAACACAGGCTAATCAAGGTTATGTAGCAAACGGAAGTGGTGTGGTTGGAACAGCAGCTTACACATTTTCGCAATTTTCAGGTGCCGGTCAAATAACAGCAGGAATAGGTTTAAATAAATCGGGAAATACAATTTCAATTGATAATACTGTCGCTACACTAAATGGAACACAAACATTAACAAATAAAACATTGACAGCTCCCACCATAAAACTCAGCAACAACGACGTAATAGGCTTACCTACAAGCGCAGGAACACTAGCTTTAAAAAGTGAATTACCCGCAACAGATCATACACAAGCAGGATATGTTACTGATATATCTGGTAAAGCAGATTTGGCTAGTCCAACATTCACTGGCACAGTTACTCTGCCAGCAATAGACAGCAATGCCGCTGCTACTGTAGCTTCTACCAAGGCATATGTTGATGGCCTTGTTAATGGACACACGTATGGTGGGCGTATTAGTGGCGCTAATATTGGGGATGGTTCTGTTACTAGTACTGAATACGGATATTTAAATGGTGTTACTAGTGGTATTCAAACACAATTAAATGGAAAACAAGCATCCCTACCAACATTTGCTGCATCTGATGCTAATAAAGTATTAGCTGTAAATAGCAATGCTAATGGATACGTATGGGCTAATCCTGGTGCTGCCACATTGAATGGAACAATGACAGGTCATATTATCCCCGACACTAATGCTGCTTATGATCTTGGTAGTGCTGAAAAGAAAATTAGACACTTGTACTTGTCTAATAATTCTTTATGGGTTGGAGACGACCACAAAATCAGTGTTAATGATGGTAAAATGAAATTTGTTAAAAGAAAAACAACAGTAGTGCCAAAATATTTCCTAGATTTAACTGGTCTAACCTATACGGCTTCCCACGCTGCTAATTCAAGTAATATTACATCAGGAAACATTGCTGATGGTCACGCTGATGCTTACAAATATATTCAAGCATCCACGCTAGCAGAGCCTACTGCGAATTCTCAATTAAAGCCACATGATTGGTTAAAATATCTACACGCTTTTGGAACTCAAAATTCAGAGAATTATACACTAAAAACACTTGATGACATTTTTCCACCTACTAATTTTGATCTTGACTTTTCTGAAGAAAATCTTCTAGGCGGACAACAAGTTAAACCGAATGCTCTTCCAATCGCAATTTTAGCTACTCAAACAACAGCAATTGATACTACAGGTAGTACCCAAGATAAATTAAACCATGAGGATGCTGTAGCAGGTTCTGGATTAACGAAAGCTGAAGTAAAATTAATGAGAGATACTATTAATAATTTACAAGTAGAAGTTGCTGAATTAAGGGCTGCTTTACAAGGAATGATAAAATATGAACAAGCACCCTAATTTTAACAATTTAGAAGATTAACATATATAAATTATTTTATAAATAAACTATATATGTCTTTATACTTATCGAAACACGAACGCGATAGAGTGACAAAACAAGGAATGGGAATAAGAAGTGATGATATTATTGATTTTCCAGAACACATCCGTCTTTCTCAAGGCGATATGTTAATTTGGAACACTACTGGTGCACCAGATGGTAGAGGTTATTGGAGTGGATCACAACATTTCTTTGGAACGGATATATGTAACAATTATTTAAGAATTCTTGATGTATCCAATAATCTTGCGATAGTAGATTCAAAAATTGATACAGCAGCACAACAAGTAAAAAATGAAATTATAGGGCAAGCTCCAGAAACATTGGATACATTAAAAGAAATAGCAGACGCTTTGGGAGATCCTGATAATATCGCAGGAAATGTAGTTAATAAATTAATAAATCATGATTCTCAATTATTATATTTACAAGGAGGCAAAAATATAACAGATGTATCGGTTAATATGCTTCACCAACAACAACTTACTAATACAAATCAAATTACTCAACTAGATCAAACAGTTCAAAATAATCAAATTACACAAGGAAACCAAATACAATTAATAGACAATCAAGTTACTGTAAATACAACAACTATAGCATCCGTTCAAGCCGCAACAACTACCTTACAGCTTCTTAACAGTCAACATGTAAGTCAAATAACTGACAACTCAAATAATATTCTTAATAATACCACAAATATAACAAGTAATTCTAATAATATTAATTTAAACGTTCAAAGATTGGCTAAGACTGATTTAAGTTTTAATACAATATTTTCACAAAATACTCAACGGATGACAGATATATGTGGAAATTTAGCTAGAATTTTGTCAAATGATACAGATATAGCCGCATTGCAAACAACCACAAGCGGAAACACTACAGCTATAAATAATAGTAATATAGCTATTAATACGAATACATTAAATATAACATCAAATGATTCTGATATAAATGCTTTATCTGTAAGAATGAATACTGCTGAAGGGTCATTAATCACACATACTAATTTGATTAATACCAATTTAAATACCGGAAATACTAATGGTGGAAATATTACAACATTAACTAACTTGACAACATCACATACAAATAAAATAGCAATATTGGATGCTAGTATGGCTCGCATTGATGTAATTATAGAACCAAAAACAAATTCTAATTTGGCAAAAATCAATACAAATATCAATAATATAGCAACAAATACAACAAATATAACTACTAATACTACAAATATAACCAACAACACTACCAGTATAACAACAAATACAAATACATTAGATATGTTAATGAATGGAACAGGTGCTGTTGGTGTATTAGACACAATTAAAGAATTGGCAGATACAATTGGAGATCCAAATGGAATAGGTTCGTCTGTAATCACAAAATTATCACAATTAGAGACAAGTGTCGCTACTTTACAAAATGAAAAAGGGTCAAATGACACCGATATAGCTACAAATGCGACAAATATTTCAAGTAATTTAACATTAATAAATACAAAACAACCATTAATAACTAATGCATCATTAGCAATGTCAAAAATTCAAGGATTAACGACCGCATTAAATGCTAAACAAGCAACTATAGGTGTGAATGGATTACCACAAGCAAATGTAAACGGATTAATATTAGCATTAACAAATAAACAAGATGTTATTCCAGATGGAGGTTTATCAATGGTAAAAGTAGCTAATTTAGAAAATTCATTGGCCGCAAAACAAGATGTTATATTAGACAATTCTTTGTCACAATCTAAAGTATTTAATTTAGTCGCATCATTGGCAGGAAAACAACCAACAGTAGGTTCGAATGATTTATTAGTTTCACACGTTCAAGGATTACAAGGATTATTGGACGGAAAACAACCATTACTTTTAAATGAAAGTTTAACTATGGCGACTATTACAGGATTACCACAAGCATTAGCTCAAAAACAAACATCTTTAACAGCAGGTTCTAAAATAACATTATCAAATACAGGAACAATAGATACTATAGCAGCAACACATCTTGATGAATTATTAGATGTAAAAACCGGAAGAAATAATGTAGAATTTTCAAATAGTTTACTAATAGGAACAACAACAACAGGAACATTAGTAGCTGCTACAAATAATATCGGAATAGGACATTTATCTTTATCTAGTATAAATCTTGGGAAAAATAACACAGGTATAGGTATAAATACATTAAAAACAACTACTAATAAAGAAAATTGTGTAGCTATTGGAAATTATGCTTTACAGCACGTAAATGCTAATGGAAATGTTGCGATAGGTTATCAATCAGCTCAAAATATACTTTCTGGAATAAATAATACATTTATAGGAACAAAATCAGATGTTACAGCAACTTATACAAATTTAAATAATGCTACTGCTATTGGATATAACGCAAAAGTAACTACTTCAAATACAGTTAAATTAGGAAATTCCACTGTGACACACGTAAAAACAGATGGAAAATATACAGCAGGCGCTGTGACATATACTAATGTTGATGGAACTGACGGTCAATTTTTAAAAACAGATGGTAATGGAAATACCAGTTGGGTTGGTTTACCATTGGCAGCAACAGTAGCGCATTTAGATGCTAGTATGAATATAGTTCGTCCACAAGCAGATACTAATACAACAAATATAACTACAAATGCAAATGCTATAGCAGCATTAGTAAATGCCGACACCAGTACATTGGCTTTAATTACAGATATATCAAATTCTTTGAATAATGATTCTAATTTTTCAACTACAATATTGAATTCATTAGCAAATAAAATAGATAAATCAGATAATGTTAGTATAGATGGTGTAAAATCATTTACTTCACCAATCGTTGGTAGTTTAACTGGTAATGCCGCTACAGCAACCGGTTTTCTTACTCAAACTACAATAAATGGTAAAGCATATTACGGACAAGGAAATATAATATTAACAGCGAGTGATTTGGGAATAGACTATAATAATGTGGCTACAATAAACAGTAATGAACGATCAAGAATAGGGCAAATTGAATCATTGGCAAGTGTAGAAGCAAGAAAACGTTCAAATGTAAAAGCAGCGGGAGCTTTAATGATCGACCAATCGGAACAACAAGATGTAACAGGTGTAAAGAAATTTGTAGACGGTATTGAAATACCTGGTGGAAAACAATTAACCGGACTTTGTAGCACAGCAACAGTATTAACACCGGGAGCAAATATAAACGGACATTTATTTACAGGCGGCGCTGCTATTACATTAGGTGCAACAGATTTAATAGGAATAACAAATGCTGGTTCAGGGGCTATCATAACAACAGCTGAAAGAACAGCTTATAATAATGCGGTGTCAAGATTAGATGATTTATTAGATGATAATGGTGATATATTAGATTCTATAACAGAAATAAGTACAGCTTTGAATAATAATCCTGATTTTGCAACAACTATAACAAATTTAGCAAATACAAAAATGGCAAAAGATGGAGATGTAGCTGAAATTATAACGGGTGTTAAAACATTTAATCATGAATTAAAAGCAAATGGAGGATTAACAGGTAATGTAACAGGTAATGTAACAGGTAATGCAACTACAGCAACAGGTTTTGCTACGCAAAGAAAGATTATACTTAAAGACAGCAATGGAACAACCATAGCATCAAAGCCATACTATGGACAGGCTGATGTAAGTATTACACCAGGAGACTTAGGAATAACTTATAGCGGAGTAGCAACAATAACAGGGACAGAAAGATCAAAACTAACGAATATATCTACAACAGTATCCGATGCTATAACAAACACATCATTACTGAACAATGGTGCTGTATTAACTAGTGGTAATTTTGTTATGAGTGGTAATTTAAGAGTAAATGATGGAATTACAATTCCAACAGGAAAAGAATTAACAGGAAACGCAACAACGGCAACACAATTAAAAACAGCTGCAAATATAAACGGACATCCATTTACAGGAGCAGGACCTATTAATTTATCAGCAGCAGATATTGTAGGAATTAATAGTGCTGGTTCAGGGGATATTATAACAACAACAGAAAGAGGAAAAATTACACAAAATGAAACTGATATACAAACAAATTTAACATCTATTAACGGACATGCATCAACATTAAATACACATACAACCCAAATAGGAACATTAAATGGAAATACATTAAAAATAACAGGAACCGACCCACAATCTGTTGTTTCAACCACAACATTTACCAATGGTATAATAGTTCCACCAGTAAATGGTAAAGTAATACAAGGAAATTTACAAGGAAATGCGAGTACGGCAACAGAATTAGGAACACCAAATATATCAATATGTGGAGTTGCTTTTAATGGAACTCAATCAATCACATTATCAGCAGATAAATTATCAGATGTAACAAGTGCTGGTTCAGGGGCTATCATAACAAGAGAAGAAAGAGACGTAATAACTAATATAGATACAACGCACGTGAAAATTGCTGATGCACAAAATATAACAGGCGTAAAAACATTTGATAATGGTATTATAATACCAACGGATTCTGGAAAAGAATTAACCGGAAATGCAAGCACGGCATCAGCATTAAAAACACCAGTGACAATAGCAGGTGTTAGTTTTGATGGATCTCAAAATATATCAATATCCGCAACAGGTCTATCAGATGTAACAAGTGCTGGTTCAGGGGCTATCATAACAACAGCTGAAAGAACAGCTATATCAGACAATACACTTTCGCGAGGAAACCTAAATTTATTTACGGAGATATCATTTCTAAAACAACGAGCAACCACATTAGAAAATGATGTAGTTATAATAGGAGATCCTGCTGGAGCATCAGAACAATTAATAACTGGTATTAAAAAATTCACAAAAACAATTATAGCAGATGCTGGCATAGTATTAGGTGGTGATTTACACGCAACAGTAAATTATCCAACGGCATATACGGCTGTCGACCATAATAATTCTAATATTGCTGGTGATGGTGAAAATCCAACAATAAATG